GTCAAACCCCTCTGGAGAACACTCGTGTGAATAACCTATTTTCTCATACCGTTCTCCTGCAGGACAGGTTTCGTAATAACTTTCAACTAATTCGTAACGGTCAGGGTCACAAACTGTTTCACTTGTGGCTGGGTCACAGATTCGTGTCATACCTGGATTACAAACCTGCCTTGGAGAAGAAAAAGGAACGTAAACCCAAGTACAGTTTTGACGATATTCGTTGTAACACTCACCTGGAACAGTTACGGTTCTACATTCTCCTGCTTCTACTAAAACATATTCGTCGTAATACACAAGTTCATATCCACCAGGACAAACATAATCATAAATGTCTTCAAAAATAGAAACATTTGGAGGATTACAAACTAAATCGTATCCAGCAGGTTCGCTACATGAAGCAATGCAATAACTTTCTTGATGAGACCTTACGCAGTAAGAGTAAGTTTGAGCCGTTTGATTATAGTAAGGAAGAACACCCCACCAGTTATTTGCATCCGTTATACGGATAGCAACGCCTGTTCCTGGAGTAAGTTCGTTGGCCTGAAGGTCAAAATCTAAAAATCCAGCATCAACGGAGGCTAATGGATAGTCTGATTTTGAACCTGTTGTTTTAGCATTGTTAGAGTTAATTTGCCACTGGCTTCTTAAAACAGTCCACGCTTGACCAGATTCAGCAACTCCAAGAGTACTTGTTGTATCTGCTCTGTTAAATGTGTCTTCTAATTTATCTGCCCAAAATTGTTTCCACTCACCATTAACTTTTATGTAGCCAAACTTAGCCTTCTTCCAACCGCCATTTACTTTTGCAAATAGCCCAGAAGCAGACTTAAAGTTTCCAGATACCTTAGAACCGATAGCCATTAAAGGTTGTCCTAAGCCGTGTACTTAATCCAGATGTCTCCGTTATTACCACCAGTTGGGTCAGCAGTAGAGACCGTGATGTTACGAAGTCGTGAAGTAAGTGCTTGGTCTCCCGTAAGAGTTCCACCAGTGATTTGAATAGTTGTTTCTGCAGCAAGGACAGCAGGTGTTGAGTCTGAGTCAACCCAAATTGTTCCTGTTGGAAGTCCTAACGCAGCAGCATCAGGTTGAGTTGATTGCATTAAGATTGGTTTAATTTCTTGGCTGTTTACAAATAACTTTCCAGCAGAATCTACTTTAGTAAGAACAGTTCCAGCAGAATTTTTAAAACGAAGAAGGTCCGCAGTTTGGCCTGAAAATCCTTGAAGGTTTAAACCAACAACGGTTGAATTACTAGATTGAATGGTGTCTCCACCAGTAAACTTTAGATATTGAGTATGTACATCAGCGTTAATACCGTATTCAAGATTTTGAACACGGGCTGCTAAAGAAGACCAAGTAGTAGTTCCTGTTGTAAAAGTACCCGCTCCTGAACCATACCCAGCAGAAACATGGGGCATTGTGCCAATATAAGACTCGACTGATTGAACTTCGTCTTGCAGAGTGTTAATGTGCTCTGCAACAACAACCTGAGTAAAGTCAACCTTTGGGTCAAAGGGTTTTACGCTACTGGGATATACGGCTGGCATGTTGTCTCCTAAATGTCTCGGTCTATTTTGTCGTTAAATGGGTTATAAAACTGGCTTAACTATCAACCACTAGTGCTGTGAGTATGGCCTGAAGTGGTTCTAGTACCCAAAGTGGTCTTAACGGCTGCCAAATTAGTCTCTAAAGTTTTTACCTTATTTGCTAAAGCAACTATGGTGGCTACCAGGTCAACCTCTGTAGTTCCGTTACTGGTTCTTTCGATAATAATGTGAGCCTCAAGACCCGATAAAGATACGGAGTCCTTTAAGGGCTTGATGTTGAGTCTTTTGTCTTTTGTAGGTTTTCCAAAAGTTCCAGTCCATATTGGGTAAGAAGAATCCCCGCCCTCAAACATAACCCAAACACCTTCACCAATTTCAGGAACCTGCACCTTAGAAAAACTATTTTCTTGAGGCCAAGCCCAATCAGAAACAAAGTCGCCAGTTAACTGAGGAACCTTAAGGGTTATTCGACGATGACCTTGTGGGTCTTTATTATCAACAACCAAGCCTCTGTAGACCCCGTAATATAAGTCTTGACTCATAACGCCTCTAAGATAAGTGAACCTTCAGCAAAGGACAAGATTTCATTATTTGCTGCAGTTACTTCTACGATACTTGGAGTTCCTCCAGTTTTATACAAAAACTGTACTTTACCTTTGGTTATTCCAGGAACTGTTTGCAATACGTACTCAATATCTTGTGCCGTAACTACTGACCCAAAATCTTGATAATAGTATGAAAAGTTATTAATAACTGAGGTTTTAATGTTATTTTCAGCATCCGCAGTTGTGTAAGAAGGGTCTAACTTATATTGAATGTTTAAAGTTACTGGAACATAGGTTGGAATTGTATAAGTAACAGTAGTTCCTGCTAGTAATTTATCTGCTAAATATGCTTTAACAGTATCTTTTAAAGAGGTCCACTCAATAGTTGCACCATAAGGAGAGGCTGTTTCTAATCCAGGAGTCGCATCTGCATCTCCGCTGTCTCGTCTTGGAGCAAGATAAAGAGTAACTGATGTATACCCAGTTGACACAGCCTTTGCTTTTCCACAGTTATCTACAGACAAAGACAAGTTTTCAAAGTCTTCTAGTGTAACCGCTCTATTTTGTGCTCTTAAAAAGAGTGGAGCATTAGAACGAATTGAAGAACTGCTTTCTGGGTCCTGACCACCAACTCCTGTTACTGTGTTAGTTACAGAGACGTTACCGCTTAGTGCAGCAGTTTGATTAGAGGTAAGACCTGGAATGTAAGAAATTGAATCAACAAGAGATGTTGCAATGTTTCCTATAGTTCCTCCACCAACAATATACTTTGCACGAATAATTGCTTGTAAAGTAGGAATAGAACCAGATATGCCATCACCAAATACAACAGAAACAACATTATCTTTATCAATAATTACAGAATATACAGAATCAGCAGGACCATAGTCTAGTAAATGCTTTACTTGCGTCCACTTTTTATAAGAATTACCGCTTTGTACATAAACTTCTACGCTGTTTGAAACAACAGGGTCATCATAAATAGTAAATCTTTGTTCTGAAGAACCATCAGAAGTTCCAATAATTGCTCCATAAACTGAAGAAGACTCAACCGTATTAACAGCACCTTCGTAAGCAGCCACTGTTGCTTGTCCAGCAACACCGCTTGCATAAGCAGGTACGCTTACTGATGTGTAGGTTGTAAATGTTACTGTTTTTACAGAAGTTCCAACTGTTACATCTGCAGTAACTCTTACTCCTGCAGGTAGTTCAACAGCAGAACTTGAGTTGTTTGTAAAAGTTAAAGTCAAATCAGCGTTGGAATAACCTGTTGGAGAATACCCATAAACCTCTGCTAAAGCCAGGATAGAACTTCTTTGAGTTGCTGTTGCTAAGAATCCCTCGTTAGCAATTCTGTCAATATAGTAACTTGCCATATCTCCCATGTAAGCAAAGGCTTCAACTAATGCAAGACCAAAGTCTGAACCGTCCGCACCATTCCATTCAGGTACAACTCTTTGAACACGAGCAATCAACTCTTGTTTTAGAGCATAGTAATCTCGGCTTGTGTAATCAACTGACGGTGGGGTTTCATTTATAGCCATTATAGGTTCTCCTGATAAATAGGTTGTTTTCTAGAAATAGCAGCAAGGGCTATCACGGTTGTTTGTTCTTCTTCATTAGGCAGTTCATACGTTATAACTATGTCTAAAGAACCCGATAGTTCGTCCGCTACAACTTCTGTAGATACTAAGTTTAACAAAGGCAAGAACTTTATAAACCCTTGTTCAACCTCTGTTTCTATTGAAGTCTCTAAACCGCTTGTATTTCCGTAAACAAAGGTTGCAAGATAGGTGCCAAAGTCTGGCTCCATAACCCTTTCCCCTTTTAAAGTACCCATAACAGATAAAACTCGGTCAGACCAGATTTCAGAAGAAGTAGAAGAGGTGCTAATTTTTCCGTAAGAATCTAATTTAAATGGCAACGAAATTGCTTTTTCAGACATAGTTATCCTACCCATCTTCTAGAGTTCAAAGTATATCCGCTTTGGGTTTCACTAAACATAGATGTTGGCGATGATAATGTTGGAGCAACAGGTACTCCTAATGAATCGCCATCTTCAAGGTCAATTAAA